GTCTAGGGTGATGCTCCGTATCTGCCAGCGATCACTGCCGAACTCGCCGAGCCTGAATAGGACCGTAGCGTATTTCGTGTTCAGCCCCGGCCGGTCGTAAGCGATTGCGATAACCGGGGTACCCCAATCCTCGTTACCCGCGATTGGCTGGCCGATATTGATTCCGCTCATTTACTCTCTCCTTATCACTTGCTGCCATGCCATCATGTCTAGGCAGACATGACCGGGCACGACTTTACGTCGTGACCGACCAAGACGGCCTAGCTAGCTAGTGCGCCACGAATATATCGAATAGCAAGAACAGCATCCAATAATTCGCCAGCCACTGAAACGCTTCGGCGCACCAAGCGGCTAGTTGCCAGAGAATGTCCAGCGCGAGTCTAGCTCGCAAGTCAACTACCATCCCGAACCGCCGGGATTGCCGTTGAACGGCTCACGCTGCAACGGCCTGATGATGACCTCAGCGTGCTTGCGCGGCGCGACGTGACGGCCACGACGGAACCATGCCCTAAGTATCCTCAGCATCTCTTGATCCTCTCTCATCCTTACCCCCTGGTCACTGACTAGCCAGGCTGAGCGAGCTACGGTTGGTTATCCGTAGCTCACCCTAGCTTGTCTGTCTACTCGCCTCTTATTAGCCCCATGAGCCGAAGGTACCTGACCAACTCGTCATGAGCGTTGCTCTCTCCGTATGCCGGGTTAGGTATGATGATCATACCGTCCGGCAGGCCGTTAAGGAACACGCTAGCCGAACTGCCACGGCCACGATTGTTCCTGACGTAGTTACTAACCGGGTTACCATCCTCGGAACCGAACTGCAACCGTCGCAGCATGCCGGGATGACAGTAGGCCATGAGCAGCATTCCCGGGTCCAATGAATCCATTGTGCCCTTGACCAGGATGCGTGAATGGTATTCGCCACCCTGGAACCGTGCGCCCATATCAACCCAAAACTCGGTAGCATGGCCGAGACGGTCAAGTGCGATAGCTAGTGCTGTTAGCACTTGCCCGCGCATCATGAACTCGTCAGAACCTACGCCAGCCATAGCGTCGGTTGAGCAGATAAGGCTTAGCACCTTACCTAGCCGGCTTGTCTTGACCAGCGGGTAATCAACCATGTGCTCAGGATCGCCAGAACAGTACAGTCCGACTTCAACATCCGATCCCGCTACATCGTAGCGGGGAGTGAACGTGTCTATCTCATGCTCGGCTTCCATCGCCCGAACGGCATCCTCGGCCACTTCGATAGTTTCATCTAGTGGGCCGTGCCAGCCGTTGGTCATGGCCATTTCTGCGACGCGCTGTAGCGACTCATTGCCTGCCCAGTCGTCATTACCCGACGCTAGGCCGATATCCCAAAGCTCGCCATTGTCCGGCCGCTTGGCACGTCTCAGCGCAGCCTCACCGAAGTCCGCCATGCTGTAGAACGTCGATACGTAGCATGTACGGCCGCTTCCCGTCTTGGCTACCTTAACGTCTTCATAGGGATGCTCGTCACTCATTTACTCTCTCCTTATCACTTGGTACCTAGCTAGATTTAGGCACACTCGGCCAGGCTAGGATTTCCCCTAGCCCGACCGGCAGTGTCTAAATTGACGGCGCGCTCACTCCAAGCGTGAGCTTGCCCCAATCGGCGTCTGACAGTCCGCCACGGATACGCCATGTAATGGCCTCTTTGGCGCTAAGGCCGGCCATAACCAGTGAGCACAGACCCTCGGACTCCCTAACTCCCATGATCACCGGCAGCCGGTCGGCTTCCGCCTTAGCCCTAAGCTGACGTACGTAGGTCAGCACAGCGGTAACCTTTGACTGGCTCATGCCCGTTGCCAGGCAAAGCGATTCCTCAACCGCATCATCATAGTAGATCGGAATCTTGACGAATCGGTTAAGGGTAGCCTCATCTAGAGCCTGCCTGCCCTTATAGGTCCGGTCGGCTCCCCGGCCGTACGTGTTGAGTGAAGCTATCACGTAGCAATCCGGGTGCAGCTTGATCATCTTGTCCGGGAAGCCGAAGTGCCCGTTGGACAACAGCGAGTTGAACACTGTCAGGACACCCGGATTACCGGCATCAAACTCGTCAAGGTGCAAGATGCCGCCATTCTCGGCCCATTCACGGACAAAGGTTGCCACCGTGTTACCGTTGGCATCCTTATAGCCGATCACCCGTGACTCGGCCATAGTCGGCCCAAGCGCAATCTCATACAGCGTGACCTGCAACGCTTCTGAGACGTGTTGCGCAAGGGTTGACTTGCCACTGCCAGCCGGACCTACCAGCATGACATGCTTACGGATACCCGGCGCGTTCAGAACTGCCAGAACCTTCGGCAGCATCTTGTGAGCGCCGGTGATCGTAACCGACTGCTTGTCATGTTGCTTGATCTCGATTGTCAGTGGAGCGAACTTGGCATCGATAGCTGTTACTACCTCTGTCATGCGCGCATTCACCACTGAGTCAACCTGAGCAATGATTGCGGTCATGTCTACGGTTGGTGCCAGGCTGGCCAGTAGTTCAGCCAGCTTGGTTGCAGCATCCGCGTTGCCTGCCGGCGTTGTCACAGCCGGGGCTGGCGGTTCGTAGATCGGCTCGCTTGGGTTGGTGCCAGGCTTGGGCAAGCAAGTGTGCCGCTTGCCCGTTGCCTTCTCAGTCAGGACAAAAGCACCATTGACCGTGTAACCCTCCCGATCCGTGCATTCCTTGCACGTGTCGTCAGGGCGTGACTGGTCATGTGCCCAGTAAAGTCCATCCTGCCCAAACGTCTTGCAACGCTTGCACGGCTGGCGTGTAGTCCTACTGTTATGCTTGATCAGTATTTCTGACATTTGCCCGTTCCCTCTCCCTCTCACAGGATTTGTCCGGTTTTGCTTACCCGGACACTTAGCACTTGCCGTTACCCTAGCAAGCAACGGCAGACAGGTATCTGACTGACTGACGACCTGTCTCCCGCAACGCGCTAGCGAATGTGCCCTACGTAGATCAGATAGGCAACCCAGTAGTTCCGGCCGCCGCTATGCGGCAGGCAGTGACGGATTGCACAGTGAGCGTATTGCATGATCACCGGCAGGCATCCGCCGGTTATCAGGTGACCGATCATGCGAACCGTACTCCGAGTGCTGATAGCTGAGTCATGGTCGGCACGCTGAGCGGCTGGCAGTCGAAATCAGGCAGAGTATCAACCGCCTTGAATCCTTCGGAGGTAAGCACCTCAACAGTGTTGCGAAAGACGTTGCTCTCATGCCTTGTCTGCCGCATGACTGTTTTCTGTGAGCCGTAGCCATTGTTCTTAAACGTTATAACGAAATACATCATGCGTTGTTTCTCCCTATTCCTCACGGTGAATGACCACTTAGGAAGCATGGGACAGACAGGTTTGCTACTGGCAATTTGGTGAGTATCCTTAACGATCACGAATCGTTCCGGTTTACGTCTTTTCAGCCACGTAGCCGGATGACGCCGGCTTACCCTTCCGACGTTACCTATCCACGCTGTTCATAGCACCCGCTAACGGGCTGTAGTGGCTTTCCCAGGTCGCGCCTAGCGTCTTACAGCGTTACCCATGCGCTAGGCATCCATCGGTTCCCATGCTCCCTAAGCAACCGCCAGTCTTACGGCTGGCAGTCACTTGTGAGAAGTGAGAGAGAGTCTTTAGGTCCGCACTGTTACGTTTCAGGACACTCGCACGTGTAAGCCGGTTTCGAGTACGAGTTACTTAGCAACGATTGGATACGTCCGCCGTCCGCTCGCACATGTGAACGTTAGCTAGCTCACCTATGCTTCCCGACCTTGCTCGGGATGACTATTCAGTTGACAAGTAACGATTGGCATTCAGTCCGCCTAGCCGCTCTTGCTAGCTAGACTCGCTGGCCTGTCTTGCTGTTGTCGTACGGTGGAACATGCACAACATTGCCGTAGAGGCTGAACCTTGTCAAACTGTACTGGCGAGTAACTTACGGCTAACCGTGTTTGCCCAGGTCAGGCTAGGTAAGAAAGTTCTTAGGTCGTTAGCTTTGCTAACGATAATCCCCTCCTAGTTAACCTGCGGTCAAGTAGGGAATCCCCTGCGAGTGCCCGGTATGCCCTGGTAAACATGCGTGTCGTGATACCCCGTGCCAGTGCAGCTCTCAGATGCCTTCTAAGCCTCTGGCTTGCTTCTTAGGGTACGGGTGAGGGTAGCCAGGGGTATCCGCCCGTAGGGGCTTCTCAGCCCCGTTCAGGGCATGGCCTGGCTTGGTCTTGCCTGCCTCTCGGGCTGGCGTGGTGCTGGCATGGGATGTGGGGAGGTAGGTGTCTCCCATCATCCGGCCCACGGGCCGGGCAACCATCCCCTACCCCCCACCAAGTGGTTAGCAAGGCTAACTACCTAAGGGTTCTTAGCCTCCGGCTAAGGGCATGGTCAGGGAGGGGCTTGCCATCGGCCGAGGGTGGTGGTGACCAGGGCAGTTGCCGGCGTTTGCCGGCCGGGATGGTGGGGAATGCCGGCTACCCAACCGCAAAATTTATACTGGACCATCTGACACTGGTTTTTGATCTTGGTAGTGACAGGAGCCCAAAACTTTTTTCAGGTAGAACCCCAGGTCAGGGGCTATGTCTAAAAAATCATGGAAAAAGTGAGAAACGTTTGGGTAAGGTTTCCTCTATATATATAGTGGGGGTAGTTAGTTACTAGTAGTAAAGCGAGCCCTTGAGGGGCTCGCGTATAGTAGTAGTACCCCTGGTTAGTATCCACGGGTTGAGCTGTTACTGGATCAGGCCGGTTCTCCCCCGGTTACCCGCTACCCGTGGCGGATGCCCGAAGGGCATCTTTGATTGACAGCGGCTTCGCCGCTCAGTCAGGCTAGCTGGAAACCCGAGGCAGGCGTCACCCCCTCCGGGTGAGACGCAGGGCAGCCGCTGGTGGGTGCATCCACTACGGTTAAGGGATAACAAAGGCGGGTTCCCCGCTAACATGGGGGCCGTGTAGGGCTACCGGCTAGCCGACTGCGCCCGACTCGTTCAATGGCAGGACGCCAGCCTTCCAAGCTGGCTATATCGGTTCGAGTCCGGTGTCGGGCTCTTAGTTAGGTATTACGAAGAATGAAAACGACGCGGTGTGGAGCAGTTCGGTAGCTCGGCGGGCTCATAACCCGTAGGCCGTGGGTTCAAATCCCACCACCGCTACTGAGGGCGAGGCGGAAGTAAACGAAGCGCAAGGCCGTGGACCTTGCATAAGCCAGTGAAAGTCTGGTCACCCTCCCCAATTAAGGCGGGCCTGACGGCTGATGTCCGGCAGGACCAAATGAAGGGGCACCCGATTAGGCACCGGCGAGGCCAGCCGGTGCTATTCTATTAATCCCCTCGCCCGCTGCTTATTTGCTTACCCATATGGGGCCGTAGCACAGTTGGATAGTGCAACTGGTTTGCAACCAGTCGGTCGCAGGTTCAAGTCCTGCCGGCTCCACGGCGGGGGTGATATCTGGCATGGTTCAGTTTTACCCTCGGCCCAGCAAGACTGCATAAAGATCGTTTCCCCCGTAGGCCAATTGGCAGGCCGCCGGTCTCTGGAACCGGAGACTGGTGGTTCGAGTCCACCCGGGGGAGCGAGGTCTCCGCAAGGGTAGGTGTCATCCTGAGACTAATGAAAGCCTTTGCAAAACAGTCCGGTTTAGCTCAGTCGGCAGAGCGTCCGCCCGTTAAGCGGAGGGTCGCTGGTTCGAGCCCAGCAACCGGAGCCCTCCTGACGAATGGACAGCAATGTTCCCTCGCCTGTGGCACCGGATTGCCGGTGCAGTAGCAGTCCCTCTGCTTGCAGCCGGCCTGCTCATTATCTCCCCGGCCGCCTCCGTGGCCTCACCCACGGGGGCCATGTCTCTTGTGTCATCTGCTGTTACGCAAGAGGTCACTGTGCCAGCTTTCCGTAAGCAGGCGGTCGAAATAAGCTCTGTGCTTAACTCCGGCCACGGCCTTCCCCCTCCGGCCCCCATGAGACTACGGGCCTACAGGTGGGCTAAGACCCAGCTAGGAAAGCCTTACGTATGGGGCGGTACCGGGCCGGCTAGTTACGACTGCTCAGGACTAGTCATGGTCTCCTATGACCATGCGGGCGTCAGTCTTCCCAGGACAACGTATGACATGCTGGCAAGCGACCTGCTGCGGCCAGAGACGCATGGCCAGGCCCGTAAGGGTGACCTGGCGTTTTTCGGCTCGGGGCATGTTGAGATCGTCGCGGGCAAGTGGATGACGTACGGAGCCCAGGAGCCAGGAACTAACGTTGGCTGGCACAGGTGGACCTACGCAGGCTGGTCTCCTACCATGTTTTTCCGGGTGGTCAAGGGCTAGTGACCTTCTACGACGGCCTGATACTCAGCGCGGTGTCAGTAGCAGTCTTTTTCGTCCTGTTCATTCTCATGCTCCGCTACTAGTGAGGGATCACTTTGACACTTGCCAGGAACCCGGCAGACCGTCTTGTCGTCAGCCCTGGCAGTGTGGGGCGTCCCGGTAACAGCGGGACCAAGGTAGCACTTGCTGAGGATGATCCACGGCGTTGCACGGCCCACTGGAAGGACGGGTCAGGCAAGCGCTGCGGGCGCTACGCAGACAGCGGGACGAACGTGTGCCATACCCACGGTGCCGCCGCTCCCCAGGTCAGGCAGAAGGCCGCTCAGCGCCTCTCAGAGGCACGTCAGCGTGCGGAAGCCCAGAGGTTCCTGAACAAGCAGGGCATCCCTGATATAGACGACCCGCTGGACGAGCTTATGCGTCTGGCCAGTGAGGCTACGGCCTACCGTGAGGTCTACCGCAGTATGATGGACCAGTTGCTGATGGCCGATGAAGTCCGGTACGAGCATCGCGCTGGCGAGCAGCTTCGGGCTGAGATCGCCCTGTGGGAGCGTTCGGCTGAGCGCTGCCTGAAGATTTACGAGACGATTACCCGTCTTGGCATCGCAGAGCGCCAGACCCGTATCCGCGAGGCAGAGCTTATACTCATAGCCGAGGGCATCAGGGAAATCCTGCGCCGGCTGGAACTGTCGCCGGAACAGCGGAAGCTTAGCATCAGGGTAGTACCCGAGGTTCTGCGAGAGCTTGAAGCGCCCAAGGTTAAGTAATGGGAGCTTACGAGGCGCTTGCTCGTATCTTTGAAGACGAGCAGATGAACAATGACCCCGTTCAGTGGGCACTGGAACGGGCAGGGGTCCATCTCTGGTCTATCCAGCGGGATATAGCCAGGTCGGTATCCGAGCACGGGCATACAGCCGTCCAGTCTGCCCACGGCCTGGGAAAGAGCTTCCTTGCTGCCGTTCTCGCGGCGTGGTGGATCGACACTCACCCGCCCGATGACACGATCGTCATCTCAACTGCACCCTCACAGGATCAGGTCCACGGCATCCTCTGGGAGGAAATCAGGGGCCTGCACTCTAAGGCTAACCTCCGGGGCATCGTGCAGCGGACAGACAGGTGGCTGATCGGCGATAGGATTGTCGGCATGGGCCGCAAGCCCCCCGACTACTCACAGTCGGCGTTTCAGGGATGGCATCGCCGCTTCGTTCTCGTCGTTCTTGACGAAGCATGCGGAATCCCCTCAGGTCTCTGGACTGCCGTCGAAACCGTTACGACAGGGCAGCACTGCCGGATTCTGGCAATCGGGAACCCCGATGACCCTAACAGCCACTTCAGGCGGCTGTGCCAGGGCGCACCCGGCTGGAAGTCCTTCAAGATAAGCTGCTTCGACTCCCCGAACTTTACGGGTGAGCCTGTACCTGACTACCTGCGTGAAGTCCTGACGCCCGTGTCATGGGCCGACGAGAGGGCCGCAGAGTGGGGTATAGACAATCCGCTGTACATCTCGAAGGTTCTCGGGGAGTTCCCGACAGATCACCCGTGGTCTGTCGTCCGCATGAGCGACTTGTACGCTTGCGGTATACCTGCCCCGCGTACCCAGAAGGAAATGCTGCCGGTCGAGCTTGGCGTTGACGTAGGCGGCGGCGGGGACGAAACCGTCATCAGGGAACGACGCGGGATAATCGCGGGCCGTGAATGGCGGGAGCGCTCAGACCGCCCGGAGACTATCTCCCGTCTTGTGCTGGCTGCTATCAACCAGAGTGGCGCAACGAGAGTCAAGGTCGATGCAATAGGCATCGGGGCCGGGCTTGTGGGAGAATTGCGTAACCTGCGTGACCGGGGAGCGCATAACGCGGACATCATAGCGGTATCGGTGTCCGAGAGGGCTTCAGACCCTAACATGTACTACAACCTCCGATCCCAGATTTGGTGGGAGGTAGGCAGGCTCGCTGCTGAGGCACGCATCATGGACCTGTCCCGCATGGAAAATGCGGACGCAACCATTGCACAATTGCTTGAGCCACGGTACAAGCATGACCTACGAGGACGGATACAGGTTGAGCCAAAGGACGAGATCAGGAAGCGGGCCGGCCGCTCGCCAGATAACGCAGATGCGCTGCTACTCGCCTTCTACACGCCACCCGGAATCTCGGTGGCCGAAGAATGGTTCGATCTAATTAAGACGGGACGCTACTAGAACATGGCATGGCTATCCCGCAAGCGCCTGGCCGAGCTTGAGGAACTTGAGAAGGCACGCAATGCCGCTCCAATGGGAGGCAAGGATGCTTCTCAACTGGTCAACCTCATGGTCAGGGCGAGCGGCAGGGATGTTGACCTGGACTTTAACGGGTCTCCGCTGCTACGCCCCGAGGAATGGCTTGACGCCTTCGGGCCGGGGCATCCTCTCGGGATCGAGCCGCTAGACCGCCCACGGCCTGATAGCGGCCTTCCTGACCCACGTCAGTACCAGTACCCGGTCAGTAACAACCTCCGGTACTTCTCTGACCGCCTGGTCGGCTGGGATACCCTCAGGTCAACCTCCGAGACTCCGCTGTTCCGTGCTTGCATCGAAGTTAAGAAGCAGGAGCTTAGCACCCTTGACTGGGTTATCAGGGTAAGCCCCGAGGCTGCGGAGCAGCAGGCGAGGGAAGCAGGCACCTCTAAGGAGGACATCGAAGCCCGGCTTCGCGTGCAGTACAAGGACGAGATCAAGCGCTGCACCGATTTCTGGGAGAATCCCGACCGCCGGAACGGAAGGGACTTTCAGGAGTGGATTTCGATTGCCCTTGAGGAACAGCTTGTTTTCGACGCCATCGCAATCTACCCCCGGCGCACCTACGGCGGGGAACTGCTGGACCTGATGCTCATAGACGGATCGACTATCAAGCCGATCCTTGACGAGCAGGGCAGCCGGCCGGAACCGCCTTCCGTTGCCTACCAGCAAATTCTGTACGGTTTCCCCCGTGGCGAGTTTCAGGCTGACTATCTTACCGACCCGAAGACTGGCCAGCAGACGGTACCTGGCGGGCTACAGTCAACACAGCTAGTATACCGGCGTCGTGTTCCCCGGCTGCATAACCCTTACGGGTTCGGGCCGACAGAGCAGGCGCTGCTTGACGGGCTGCTTTACAACAAGCGGTTTGAGTGGATGCTCTCGGAGTACACGCAGGGCACGGCAGCACGAGGCTGGGTTAAGGTACCCGAGAATTCGCCTTTTAGCGCCCGGCAGATTCTTGAGATGGAGAGGCAGTACAATGACCGTTACGGCGGTCAGACTGCCGAAAGGTACCGCCAGCAGTTCATGCCCCCCGGCTTTGAGCTTCAGGAAAACCACGCGATCGAGGAACGCTACAAGGCCGACTACGATCTTCACCTGATCAAGCTTGTGGCAATGCACTTCGGGCTGACTGTGACTGAGCTTGGCTTCACGGAACAGGGTGGCCTTGGTTCCAGCGGTTACCATGAGGGACAGCAGGATATCCAATTCCGTAAGGGCCTCCTGCCGGACACCCGGTGGTTCAGCAAGTTCCTTACCATGATAAGCCGCACGCAGCTTCAAATGTCGCCTGACCTTGAATTTGCCTTCCTCGGGATGGATGACGAGGATGAGGCGTCCGCTGATAGCGTAGATGAGAACCGGGTTAAGTCTGGCCGGATGACCATCAATGAAGCACGAGTCCGTGCGGGAATGCCGCCTGTCGGCGTACCTGAGGCGGATATGCTTCACGAGCAGACCGCCCGTGGCGTAGTGTTCCTTGACGGTGCGTCTAAGCTCGCACCAGCGGGGGTAATGATCGAGCCCGCCAGCGAGAAGGTCAACACCGACCCGGAAGGGCAGCCGGTGTCACCGACACAGCGACGCCCGGTCAAGTCCACTAGCCCCCAGGCGGGGGCTGCCGCTAAGGATATAGCGGATGAGATCAGGGCATACCGGAAGTGGGACAAGCGTAACCCCGGTGCAGCCCGTCCATTCAGGTTCGAGATGGTGACCGCAGACCTTGCTAAGGACTTGGCCCCGGACCTGATCGGCCAGGGAAACGTAGAGTTCGCTAAGGGTGATGCTGACCCAAAAGCGCCCTGGTCGCCCTATTCGAGTCTAGGATAGCGGCAGCACTAGGCGACAAGGACAAGCTCTGGCGAGTCCTGGTCAACCTGTGGGCACGAGCCTACGATCTGGGCGTAGAGGATATTGCCGATCTCCTTGGCATCGCATCTGATAACCCGTTCGGGCTGACGACGCTACTCGAAGCTCTCGGCCCCGGCTGGGTGAACCAGATACTCTCAGTGTCTAAGCCGATAGCTAACAGGGCTCTGATGATCGCGGTAACCGAGGTATCGCGTGCGTACAACGCCGGGCGGGTGGCGATGTACCGGAAGGCGGGTATAACTACCTTCCGCTGGGATACTACGAGCCCAGTGCCCTGTGCCCTGTGCATAGAAAACTCGGAAGCACCACCCCGGTTCTACGGTAACCCCTACCCGACAGGGGCTATCGACCCGCCACAGCACCCGTATTGCGAGTGCATCCTAGTAGGAGAGACAGAGTAACTTGCCAGAGACGGTAATTAAGCTGCGGATCAGCGTTGAAGACGCTGACCCCCGAGAGGTCTGGGACGGCCAGGGGCTAGCTGGCCTTGTCGTCAAAGAACAGGCTGAGCAGCGGTACACCCTTACCGTGGCATATCCGGTTAACAAGCCGGACGTGGCGATGGCCCGAGACGGGCATCGTGACTTTGCCAGCGTGGAAGCGGTGGAAAAGGCCGCCTGGCGTTACCTGGCCGACTCACCTGTCGTGGGGCAGTGGCATGAAAGCGGAACAGACGGAGCAGGCCAGGTCGTAGAGTCCTATATCTGGCGCTTCGGCGATCAGGTAGTCAAGGCGGCTAACGGGGCCGAGTACACCATAACCAAGGGTGACTGGCTCGTTGGCATCGTCTGGGACGAATCAGCGTGGGACAACTTCAAGAACGGCACGGCGACGGGCGTGTCAATGCAGGGCAAGGCCACCCGCAAGACCCCCGATGCCGAAACCATCATGAGCCTGAGGAATTAAGGTGCCCGTTAGCAAGCAGATTTCAGTCGAGCTTGATCCTTCGATCACTGAGCTTGACGACATTAACCCTACCCGGATCGATCAGGTTGGACTGCCTGCTAGCGGTATCCCCGTCCTGTTCATGAAGTCGATTGATGTCTCCAAGGCAGTTAACCCTGCCGGCGGCATAGACGAGAAGCCAGATATCGATGGTGCGGAGAGTATCCTGCAACTGCTGGCAGGTCTTATCCAGAGCGAAGCAGCCGAGATGAAGATCGGCTCATGGGATGAGGCTTACGATATCCAGCTTCTCAGCGAGATAGCTTCACTAGTCCGGTGCTTCCGTGACCGGGAGATGTGGGGCGACGAAGACGACGGTACCGTGCAGAAGGCTCAGGATGACTTCGCTAAGGAAGTCTACGAGGTCTTTATCAAGGCTCACCGGAAGTTCTCGTCTGCTGACAGAAAGAGCCTGGCCGCACAAGGCCATGCTCTGCCGGATGGATCATACCCGATCCCTGACGCTGACGCCCTGCGACGGGCTGCCATTCTTGCCCGCTCCGGGCATGGCGATGTAGCCGCAGCAAAGCGTCTTATCGCTAAGAGAGCTAAGGAGCTAGGAGTGGGAAACCCACTTGCAGGAGAGGCCGCTAAGAGCGTTCCTACTCAGATGGACGGTTACGGTCCAGGCGCGACCGAAGACCCCAAGACTTCTGCGGAAGACCCAGAGACCGCAGACGGCGAAGACGAGCCGACCGCTGGTGACCCCAACGGTGAAACCGTCGTTTCCAAGGCACAGCAAGATGTGCTGAAGGCCGTAATCACAGAGGCTATCGCTCCCGTGTGGACTGCTATTGAGAGCATCCAGGGAGACATGGCAAAGGTGCTGAATACAGCCATTCCTGGTGGGCCGGCTATTACCGCCCCGCCCGCTGCACGCGCAGTGCGAACCCGCGATGAACTGCTTTCCAAGGCCGCTCGTGCCGAGCGTCTTGCGGATACAGTCCGCGAACCCGATCTAGTCAACTTCTACAAGGCCGAGGCGGTCCAGGCTCGCCTGGATGCCGCAGCCCTGTAACCGAAAGAGGAATAGGCTAAAATGCCAGACACCAAGGAAATGTTCCTTGATGCTACAAGCGTCGAGGAACGAGCACAGAGGCTGGGAGCGCTGCGTGACGCGCTTCAGAAGTCCATCGACCGGCATGACGCCGGGACTGATGGCTTCATCTCGGCTAAGGAAGCTAAGGCTGCCGGGACCGAGAGAGTCGGAATCGTCAAGGGCGCTGGCCCTGGACAGGCCGACAAGGCCGTTAAGCTAGCCCGGCTGGCTGAGCGGTATAACGCTTCTCAGGGTGAGAATTCCCTGCTGAAGGGTCTTGCTCCTGATCAGATGAACGCCGTTCAGGAGGAACTGGCTGCTCTCCGCGAGCTTGCCGGTGAACTGGGCAAGGACTTGACTACCACGTCTCCCGGAAACCTGCACCCCTACGACCTTGAGGCACCAGCTAAGATTCTGGTCCCGAGGTTCACCCCGCTGCGTAACCAGATCGCACGTCAGCGCGGACAGGGTACCGCTCGTGAGTACCGCCGGATTCTCGGCTACACCAACACGGGCATGGGCGGAATCTCCGACCAGACCCCGTTCTTCTCGTCTGAGTCTGACTCTGGCACCCCCGCGTTCGGGTCGCTGACCCTGCGGCGTGGTCAGAAGATCAGCTACGCGATGGACATCCACACCGCGAATTACATGGAAATGTCGCTCTCGGACCTCGTTACCTGGAAGGCGCAGTTCGCTAACCTTGGCTTCGAGGATACCCGGCAGCTTAGCCAGATGGCCCTCCTGTGGTCCCATCTGCTGGGCGAGGAAAAGGCGCTTCTGTGGGGACGTGGTGCAAGCGGTTCCGGTTACTCCGGTCCCGTCTCGGCTCCCGCCGGCTCTGTAGTCGCGTCGGGTTCGGGTGCAACCATCCCGGCAGCTACCTACGGCGTGAAGATCACCGCTAACAGCTCAGGCGGGGTCGCCCCCGCCCAGACCGCCCCGGTTACCCTGTCGGCGGCCCTCGTGGTCACGCTGGGACAGAACATCGTGGTTACCCTGACCTCGGAGCCTGTCGGCGGACTGAACTACTCGCTGTACGTCGGGCCTGCCGGTTCGGAAACCCTTCAGGGAGTCTTCATTCCCAACGATGCCACGGGTACTAAGATCACCCTTAGCGCCCTGGTAGCTGGCGGGGCAGCCTTCCCGTCTGGCCCCAACGCTGACTCAAGCTCCAACGCCAACGCCTACGACGGCTACCTTACCGTGCTGAGCAACCCGGCTAACGCTGGTTACTTCGCCCGGATGAACGCGCTGTACCCCGGTAAGTCGATCTTCACCACTGGTGGAACGAACATCGGAGACCAGCCGTTCCAGGACGCCTTCGCAGGACTGTACGCCAACGTGTATGCTGACCCGGAGGAACTGTGGGTGGCTGCTCCGCAGCGCCGGCAGATCACCGACTTCATGCGGTCGGCTACCAATGGTGCTGCGGCTTACCGCATCACCCTGGACATGAACGCCGAAAGCAACATGGTCGTCGGCGGAATGGCTACGGGCATCGTGAACGAGTCCAGCCCGACTTCGCGGATCGTGGACCTCCGGGTTCACCCGTACATGCCGGCTGGCGCGGCGTTCATCAACTCGCGCACCCTGCCAATTCCTGACAGCAACATCGGCGAGACCGCCGTTGTCACCGCTGTTCAGGACTACATGTCGGTTGACTGGCCTCAAATCCAGTTCACCTACGACATGTCCACCTACTGGTTCGGCACCATGATTCACTACGCGCCGAAGTGGTCCGCAGCCCTTCTGGGCCTTCAGTAACCCAAGCGTGACGGGCTCCCGCCCCATTAAGGGCGGGGGCTCGTCGCACCAGCCAGGAAGTGAAATCTTGAGACTCATTTACGCACCGGAGCCGGTCGTAGCCGTAACCGCCTCGGGAAGCACCGGCCCCCTCGGCGTTAGTGACGTGCAGAATTTCTGGTTGTCGCTAGTAACGGGTACCCCAACGGGTACCACTCCGACTCTTGCCGTGGTCGTAGACGGCTTTGATCAGTACGGAAACTCGCTAACCCCCCTAGTTACCCTGCCTGCGGGCTTCTCGCTGACCACGGTAGCAGGGAATGCGTTTAGCTCATTCGGCCTGAATGCTGCGGGCACCCTGTTTACATGTGCTCCCGCTACGATTCAGCTTCGCTGGACCGTTACCGGGACAACCCCCTCTTACCCGAACTTCTCCCTAACTCTCCTGGGAAGGTAACAATGACCGCCCCTACTTCAGGTGCTCTTACCACAGCGGGTTACACCCAGGTCGGTACCACTGGCGTATGGAACAAGACTTTCGGTACTGCCGTGGTCACGTTCAGCATCGCTCAGGGTGCCTCAGGGTCTAGCCTGACAGTCACCCCGACCGGCGACGTTTCTGCTGCCGACTTCGACAGCGTTGTAAACAGCCTCGCATCCCTCGGAATCCCCGGTTTCTTCCGTGGAATCGGCGGGAACGACGGAGGCGGAATCGTCACCGGCAACCCGATCCCCGCTCCTACTATCCCAGTCAACCTTCTATCACAGAGCGGCCTTCAGTCGTTCGGAATGAGCCTGTAAATGGCACGTCCTACTGGTGGCTCCCTGACCGGCAACGGGTTTACTCAGGGAACCAACCCGACCACTAAGTACACCAAGGCACAGGGTTCGTCCGCTAGTGCCGTCGTGGATGTTGGCAACAACAACGCTTCCACCGGCCGGGGGGCTATCGAGCAGGTTACCCCTGCTACCCTCATCAGCCAGGCCGACTTCGCTACCGCCCTGGCAACCCTGGTCACCAACGGATGTATCGCCGGCAACCCGGCCAACTCGGTTGACACCGGGCGCGGCCTGGTGTACTTCGGCGTGACCATCTAGCCAAGCTCAAGCTACGGGAGGGATCGCCCGAATGCCCATCGGTGACACTGTAGATGTAGTTAGCCCCGCTAAGGGTTGCATCGAGATAGACGGCCTGTCAGGTGAGAGATACCGGGCAAGAGACGGAATCTTCAAGATGTCACCAGGTGACGCTAAGGCCACCGTGCAATACGGTGGTTCCTATCGTAGCCTGCAAGGACCAACAAGCCGCAGGATCGGCTACCGATGTACCGCATGCGGTTTCGGTAGCTGGTTCGTTAACTGCAACCGCTGCAACGCGGATTGCGTAAGAGAAGGTTAAGATGCCAGAGCCGACGACGACCGTCGAGGGTATCCCTGAGGACCAGCAGTGTGTCGCAACCACGAAGGCAGGTAACCGCTGTGCCCGTCCGAGAGTGCTCGATACGGAGTTCTGCTCGGTTCACGCTGCTCCCGCGAGCGCTAGCCAGGCTAAGCGTTTTGCCGCAGTGGACGGGGACAACGTTCCCGTACATGAAGCAGACTGGTCGGGCGGCTTGTGCTCCGTTCATTTCCCGCTTGGCTGGCCTGATGACGCTGAGTCTGCCGGCTGTGCTGACGGTACCTACACCCGCTAAGGCTTAGCTTGACCACCCCGGTAACCGCGCCGACCCCTTACACCGAGCTACAGGCACCGTATGTATCGGTCGCAGAGTTTCGTGCATCCCCGACCTGGCTCGATACAAACAACCTGATCGAGAGCGGTAACCAGGCACAGCAGGATGCCGAGCTTTACAACGTCCTGCTAAGAGCGTCAACCTGGGCTGACAACTGGTGCGGTCAGCAGCTTGGGGCTCATACGGAGTTCGAGCAGCTTAGGGTCAGGGTAGACCGCAGCGGACAGGCATACATGCACCCGTCCGCAATCCCGGTCAGGCAGGTTACCGGCCTGGCGTTCGGAACTGACTTCAATAACATGCAGGTTCTGACGGACCTTACCCAGGTCTGGGTTGAGGACCAGCGGGGAATAGTCGTGTCCATGCTCCCCTTGCGGGGGAGCTTCCGGGGGACGCTTGAGTTCGGCTCCGTCCCTGCCAGCGGCCAGACCTACATGTACGTTCAGGTTCAGTACGTCGCTGGTTACGTCTCTACGGTCCTGAGTGCGACGGCCAACCCTACTGATACCTCCATCAACGTTGTGAACCCTACGGGCATCCTAGGGCCGCCTGTGACCCTTTTCGGGACGCTACCCGGTTCGGTGCTGCGAATATACGACCCGCTGAACCCGGCAGGCAGCACGGGCGGGGAGGAAGCCGTGCAGGTAGCCTCTGGCTACTCCAACGGGTCATCCAACGTGCCCATCATCGGGGCTATCGCCCTGAAGCATACCGTTGGCTCGGGAGCGGCGGGGCAGGTTCTCGTCTCTGAGATGCCAGCCGCTGTCCATCAGGCCGTTATCGACTTCGGTGTAGCCCTCATGCAGAAGCAGGATGTCGCCTCTGATGAGCCGTTTGCAGACGAGCCCTACGGCCCGGCCATGAAGCGCTCGGGCAGCGGAGGGGCTAGCGCGGGTCTTGTTGACCATGCTTACGAGTTGCTAGAGCCTTACCGCCGGGTGCGGTAGGCATGACAACTACGACCCGTGAGATAGTCCAGGCGGGCGTAGCCAGCTACCTTGGCGGGACTTCCTTTGACCAGAATAGCCGGTCATGGCGCGGGGCCACGCCAGCGGCATTGTCGGCAGCCGGCCTGACGGTCGTGCGAACCCACCAGTCCAAGCGCGTTAACGATAACGACTTCGTGCTCGGCCAGGCAGCAGGACGCGGCATGGGTTCCTACGTGACAGTCGAGGCCAGGCAGACCACAAACGTAAGGTACTGCATACCTGCCGGGTCTGGCAGGCGCAAGCTTACCTACAGGATAACTCTGCACGTCTACCACCTGGCACATAAGGCTTACGCCGAAGATGCCGAGTCGGACGTAAACGGCATCTGCGAGGCCGTCAACGACTACCTCCAGCTAGACCCTTCGCTGGGGGGAATCTGCTACCAGGCAGGAGAAAGCAGGTTCGGGATCAGGACCGACGTGCCGCCTTCAGAACTTACGGCGGCTGAGATTACCACCACGCATGCCCAGATACAGTTCGAGGTTCAGGTGATGATAGTTGCTTAGGCTAAGGCTAAGCCTTATCTGCTGGACATGCGGGCTGCCAGCAAGAATCTGCCCGTTTAAGGGGAAGCACTAGTGTCATCAACTTACCGTTTCGATGGCGAGACGCAGGTTTTCTACCCGCGCCTGGCCGACTTCCCCTCCGAGGGCGAGTTTACCAATCTGGTAGCAAACCCGGGAGACGAAGTTGTCTTCGCAGACCGCCAGCCCCCGCCCGGCAACTGGGCACTTGTTCCGCCTAAGAATCCCAAGAGAGAGACTAAGTAAGTGCCAGTTACCTCAATCGTTTTCCCCGAAGCACTAGAATGGCTCGGGGTCGCTCGTGAGCTTGTCGCTGGCATCATCGTAGCGCCCACGGTCACGATCCCCGTTGAGAAGGCGGACCCGGATGAGAAGCCGGTCTTCCTTATCGACAAGGCCCTGCGTGGAATGATGGGAACTACGTACGGCGTCATCATCGGAACAGAGTCGGCTGAGCTTGACTTCAACGGACCCGTGTTCATCGACACTCTCGGCCATTACCTGTTCAACATCTTCGGCGACTACTCGGCTACCGGGTCAACCCCGACTAGCGCAACTACCTTCACCGCCCCGCTTGCGGTTGGCGCTACCACGGGGACGCTTACAAGCGCCGCCGGTTACACGTCAAGCTCAATCGTCCAGATCGGATCAGGAGCAACCGCTGAGGTCGTCCAGTTCACCAACCTCGCGGGGTCTAACGCAACCTGGGCTAACAACCCGATCAGGTTTGCTCACTCTGGCACCCCGGCTGCGACAGTTGTAGCAGCACCGTTTACCCACACGTTCTCGCTGCTTAACTCTGGCAATGGCCAGCCGATCACGCACACCATGACCTTCCACTCGGGTATCCCGGCTTCCACTGGTGCCAGGCAGTATGCCTACTGGTGTGCTAGCGAGATCGAACTTACCCTGGACGCTCAGCAGCTTTTCATGCAGGCGACTAAGGGCATGTCGTTTATCGGGGCAATTGCCGGCGTTACGCCGACTAACACCCTGAACACTTCCGCAGCGCAGGCTGTATGGGAGGCTAAGGTCGGTATTGCCGGCCCGGCTTCAGGTGGTACCCTGATCAACGATGTGGTTTCCGCTAACTACACCATCCAGCGGGCACTGAAGGGGTACTGGACCGCCTCAGGGCAGCAGACCCCCTATGTCATCGCCCGGAACGGGATCGAGATCGTCGGCAAGTTCACCGAGCTTGCCCAGAGCGAGCAGCCGATGCTGAACATGCTGAACAACACCCAGCCGCAGGTTCAGATCGTGATCTCCAACGGCCTAGCGGGGGCTAACCTGCTTAGCGTCACCATGAACTGCCAGGTGGCAGCTTATGACACCGTTAAGCTTCAGTCCAACGAGGAAATCACGTATGACGTTAACTTCAAGGGCGTCATGAACACCACCAATGCTGGCGGGTCGGGCGGAATGTCGCCTGGGTCCGTTATCCTGGTGAACGCAGTTCCGACCTACTAAGCAACAAGAGGGATCACGCATGCTTAAGCGCATCGAACTGGCAGATGGCCAGTGGGTTGACATCACCCCGGTCGAAGACCTCCGGGATTTCGACCGGAAGGCCCTTAACCGGGTTACCTCCATGAGGATCACTGATGACGGGCAGGCTATCGTCAGCGGTGACTACGAGGACAAGATCAGGGACGCCCTGCTTACCAGGGTCATTCAGGACTGGTCCTTCCCCGGCCTGCCGGTCCCGTCCAAGAACCCGTATGTTCCCGCCAAGGGAGACCAGCCCGAGAAGGCCGGAAGCCTGGACCTCCTGACCATTCCTCAGGCACGGGAGCTTCGTTCCGTGGTGGATGAGCACATGAAGCTCATCCGTGATGGCGGCGGTCCTGGCGAGCGTGGCTCGGACCCTACAACGGCCTAGTCCAGCTTAAGCGTTTCCTGGCTGGCGGTTCCTATGACCGCAACGCGGTTCCGTGGGAACAGTACCGTTATGCCCTTTTTGCTCACCGTCTGGGATGGACACCTGACCAGGTGGACAACCTGACGATCCAGGCAGAGGGCTGGATACTGCCGATCCTGGCTGCCATAGATGATCAGCTAAGGACAAACCAGGAACGTGAGCAGGCAGACGCTGAGCGTCGGTCAAGGAAATTCGGAAGGCGCAGCCGGAACTAATGGCAGGCATAGGGATAACCGTAGATGATGGTGACTGGCAGGTCGCCATGTCTCTTTTTGCCAGGCTGATACCTGACATGCTTGTCGAGGCCGGCATGGACGGCGGCGAGGAAATAGCTAAGGTTGCCATCGATCTGCTAGGTGAGCATGCCCACGGTGCCGGAACGTACAGCGGATCACCACCGGGAACACCGCCTGGGGCCATCTCGGGAGACCTGGGAGGCTCGTACCTTGTCACGCCAGCAGAAGACGGTGCCCTGGTAGGGCCGACTGCCGACTACGCCCGTGAGCAGGAAATGGGCGGGGAGATGCACGGGCATACCCACATGAAGTGGACGAACGAGGGCGGCAAGTGGTACCGCAAGCTGGTTGACCTGCCTGCCAGGCCGTACCACAAGCCGGCAACTAACAGGGTTGTCGATTCCGGGCAGTTGACCTCCATCTATTACGAGCATCTTGCAAGGGTGATTCAGGAAGTGACTGGCTAAGGTGGCAGGCGAGTACCTTCCCCCCGTCGTAACGGAGCTGACCGGCGATGCCGCCGGGCTGCTAAGGGCCATAGCTGAAGCTAAGACGGCCATGAAGGAACTCCGCGATATGGGCGGGGATATCCCGATTAAGTTCGATATCGACACCCGATCCCTGGCTCGTGCCCGTACCTATGCCCGTCAGCTATCAGCGGCGTTTCCTGGTGACACCATCCCGATCAAGTTCAACGTGCAGGGTGCTGCCGCGACCATAGCCGCTGTTCAGACAGTCACGACCGCAACCAATCAGGGCCGGGCGGGCTGGGGATTCTGGGGACTTACGGCCACCCAGTGGCTGAAGGTCGTTCACAATCTTGTCATGGTATTCGGTGCTCAGGTCATTGCTGATACCATCGGTATCATAGCGTTCGGTGCTGCCGTTTCAGGCACCCTCGGGCCTGTCTTCTCGAACATCTCCAATCTTGGCAAGGCATGGTCGTCCTTCAGTGGCGCTCAGCAAGTAGCCGCCCTTAACACCTACAACTTCATCAACAGCCTGAAAAGCCACGACGTGCAGGTACTGGCTGTTTACGATAGCCTGCTAAGCACCATAACGTCTCACATGAAGCAAGCCGGCGGAGTTACCAACCAGGCTGCTTTCGCGTTCATGAAGTTCGCTGCCCAGGTTAAGAGTTCCCTTAACTCGCCCGAGTGGCAGCGTCTCATAGGATCGTCATCGGGTGTCGTCGGACAAGACCTGTCCGCCCTGCTTACCACGGTAGGACGACTGGGCAATGCCCTCGTTTCCCTGGCGCACAACTTCAACTTCCTCGGCCTGTGGGCTCTAAGCGGCATCGGCATGGTTGCGCACGCTCTCGTAGCACTTAACAATGCCAACCCGACGCTCGCCCGCCTCGCGCTGCTGACGCTCAGCGCTTACCACGCGTTCACCTTCCTCCAGAAAAGCGCGCTGGTGGGATGGTTCATAAAGCTAGGACAGGCCATCATGGACGCCGCGAAGGCGTCGGCCGCATGGGCGGCGATTACCGGCGGCAGCCGCATAATGTCGTTTCTCCAGCTCCTGACCGGGCTCGGCGCCGGCATTCTCATCGCGATTGGCGCATTCACCGGGCTCGGTATTGCTATCGCCGCTTTTGTTATCGCCGCTAACAGCATCAAGACCCCGGCTGATCAGATGGTGGCCAGCCTGACTGCCCAGGACCATGCGGTCGGGGCGAACATCGCCGGATATCAGAAACTGATAGGCGATCTCAGAAACTACGAGAACGCCCAACTGCACGCCGCCAACGCCGGAAAGATATCCGGCCGTCAGGCTGAAGGCGCATTCCAGGCAGCCGGCCAGGCTATCCAGGACGCGCAGCAGCACGTTCAGACCCTCAATGCTAACTTCAGATACCTAGAACGTACCTTCGGCCTTACCCAGGCCCAGGCGTACCAGGTGGCGAAGGCGCTCGGCCTGCTCAATACCATAGGCAAGGGCGTTTTCAACTCTACCCAGCGCGCAGCCATTGCCAGCTATGTAGCCGCCATGAAGGCGGCTAACAACCCGCTGACCGCGATGACGTTCGACATGCAGCAAGCCGCCAATGCGTCTCTCGGGCTGGCCAGCCAGCTTCAGGGCCTGGCCAATGCGTTCAACGACCTGCTTGCCCCGCTTGCCAGCACCCTTCAGGCACAGGTGCAGTGGAAGAACGACAACATCGCCCTTGCTACGGCAATTAAGGCATCCAATGGCCAGGTCGGGCTTAGCACCGTTGCTCAGCGTGCCTCCCAGGCTGCACTTGCGACTTCCCTGTCTGACACTATCGCGCTGTCTAACAGCACCTTGCAGTCAACGCACTCCTACCGTCAGGCTGCCGGTGTCATCCAGGCCGAGATAGGGGTTCTCAGGGGACTGCATAGCCAGTCGAGTGCGGTCAGGCAGGCCATACGAGACCTTCAGGCTCAGCTTAACTCCCTCCGCAACAAGACCGTCACGTTGCACCTCATCCAGATTTACAGCCAGATTGGCCAGCCTGCACCGGGTGGTGGCCCCAAGATTGTTAACGGGGCAAGCCAGTTCACGGGCGGGGCCTCGCAGTTCCGTCCCTCCGGGATGCCAACCACAGGCCCTAGCTCATCCTCTACCGTCATAGTAAGCCACGCCCCGGCTGTCATCCAGAACCACATCTACATTGACGGCAAGGAAGTCTACCAGTCAGTTCAACGCCGGGCAGTAAGGCGTCAGAAGCTGTCTGGCACTAATGGCCTTTCGAGAACCACGAGATAAGGAAGCTCTTGTTCTACTCATCTAGTGCAGTGCAGACCACGCTAGGCGGGGCACTGGGTTCCGTTGCCTCGGGCAGCACTGCGAGCATCATCGTTAACTCGATCACCGGGTTCCCGGCGAAGTTCCCGTTCACGCTGATCATCGAGTGGAACACGAACAACTCGGAAGTCGTCACCATCACCCAGGCCGCTACCGGGGCTGGCCCGTTCACGTACGCAAACTCAATCCGTGGGGATGACAACAGCAACGCCCCGGCGCACTCGAACGGCGCTAGCGTTGTTCACGGCCCGGCTGCCAGGGACTTCTACGATGGTGGCCATGACTGGGT